TCAGAAGGACTGGTTAAAGCCGTGCGCTTTTATGAACAGGTAAAGCGTGAGAATCCGCCAGTCGAAACAGGAGCATGGAAAGACGCTATTGACTGGGTACTCAAGGAGGCCTGCCTGGTTGTAAACACGGGCATCAAAGGAGGCTGAATGGGTATTGCCGCAAGTTATACCATGCATCTCTATTGTGATTGCCGCCAGTGTACGGATGGCAAATATCAGTCGCCAGATTTTGGTGAGTATATCGGTACGTCATGGGCTGGCTGTGCAAAAGAGGCACGTAAAGATGGGTGGCGAATAAGTGCCGACAAAACGCGTGCTTTTGCGCCAGGGCATAAAATTTTGAGGAGCAACAAAGGAGAGTGATGTGCCTACATTATTCAGAAAAGAATATCCGCGAAAAAGTAGAGCGACAGAATTTTTGTTTCTCATTCTGTTTATCGTGTTGATGATACCGATATCCCCGTTAATTCTGGTATGGGGAATCGGAAAAATAATTGAGCCAGTTATTGAATTGTATAACGACGTGGTATGGGCTCCGTTCAACACACTGCACAATAAAATTAATCCGTATAAGGAAAACTGATATGGCAACTTTGACAAAAAAAGAACAGGCATGGTTGAACGAATTACAGGACGTTCTTGATCG